GGTGTAACTACTGAGTATGTGGACCCCGCTAACCTAGTTTACTCATACACTGAGGACCCTAACTTTGAAGATATATATTATGTTGGTGAAGTAAAAAATATAAGTTTACCAGAACTTAAAAAAGAATTCCCTAGCCTTACCGCTGAAGAATTAGAAACAATACAAAAATACCCAGGTAATACAGATTATACTAGAAACTGGAATGGTAGAAATGATGGTAACAATATTCAAGTATTATATTTTGAATATAAAAGTTATGTTGATCAAGTATTTAAAATAAAAAGAACCGCTAATGGTTTAGAAAAAGCATTACAAAAAACAGATACTTTTGATCCACCAGTTAGTGATACGTTTAATAGAGCATCACGAACTATAGAAACATTGTGGTCAGGTGCTAAAATACTAGGGCATAATCAAATGCTTAGATGGGGATTAAGTGAATCAATGACACGACCTAAATCTAATTTAAGTAAAGTATATATGAATTATTCTATATGTGCACCAAGGATGTACAAAGGTAGAATACAATCATTAGTTAATAGAATTACAGGTTATGCTGATATGATTCAAATAACACATCTTAAGTTACAACAAGTGTTAGCAAGAATGGTACCAGATGGTGTATTTGTAGATGTGGATGGTTTAGCTGAGGTTGATCTAGGTAACGGTACAAATTATAATCCACAAGAAGCTTTAAACATGTACTTTCAAACAGGTAGTATAGTAGGTAGATCATTAACACAAGATGGTGATCTCAATAGAGGTAAAGTACCTATTCAAGAACTATCTAGTTCTTCAGGTCAACAAAAAATAGGTAGTTTAATAAATACATATAATTATTATTTACAAATGATAAGAGATGTAACTGGCTTAAATGAAGCAAGAGATGCTAGCACACCAAGTAAAGATGCTTTAATTGGATTACAAAAAATGGCGGTTAATCAATCAAATGTAGCAACAAGACATTTAATGCAAGCAAGTTTATTTTTAACATTAAAGTCGTGCGAAAATATTGCGCTACGTATATCTGATACATTAGAGTTTGGTTTAACAAATGAATCTCTTCAATCAGCTATAAGTAGCTATAATGTAGGTACACTAGAAGATACAAGCGAATTACACTTGTATGATTTTGGTATTTATTTAGAACTTGAACCAGACGATGAAGAGAAAGCGCAATTAGAACAAAATATTCAAATAGCTTTAAAATCTGGAGGAATAGATTTAGAAGATGCTATTGATATTAGACAGATTCATAATTTGAAACTAGCGAATCAATTGTTAAAACTAAAACGTAAAGAAAAACAACAAAGAGATCAGGAAATACAGCAAGCAAATATTCAAGCGCAAGCACAAGCGAATGCGCAAGCGTCTGAAGCTGCTGCATTAGCTGAGACACAAAAACACCAAGTTATAACTGAACAAAAAATGCAGCTAAGTCAGGGGGATTCACAGCTAGAGATACAAAGAATGCAAACTGAAGCACAAATAAAAAGAGAGATGATGGAAATACAATTCCAATATGATCTACAATTAGCTCAAGTTGATGTACAAGAAGTAAAAAGAAAAGAACAGTATATTGAAGATCGTAAAGACAAGCGAACTAAATTACAAGCAACCCAACAAAGTCAAATGATTGACCAAAGAAAAAATGATTTGTTACCAAGTGATTTTGAAACTAGTCAATTAGACGATGCTGGATTAGGGCAATTTGCTCAATAAATTTTTTAATTAATTTTATAATATTATATTATGTCAAAAACAGAAAAAAAGGAGGCTGTAAAAGCCCCCGAACCAATAAAACAAGAAGGTGGTGATATGAAAGTAAAACTACCTAAATTTAAAACAACAACAATAGATGATGTTGTTAAAGTTGATTTATCTAAACCGCCTAAAACGGAAACAGAAAAAATCAAAGAACAAGTTGAACAAGTAAAACAAGAAGACGATGCCATTCAAATCGGAGAAACAAAGAAGGTGGATGTGGAAGAACAAACCGGAGATAGCGCTAAAGTGGACAAACAAGTACAAGAGTCCAGCGAAGATGTTAAAACTGAAGTGTCGCCACTCCAAGAAATAACTGAAGAAGATGTTGTGGAAGAAAAACCACAAGCGGTAGAAGAAGATCCAAATACGGTAATTTTACCTGAGTCTGTTCAAAAACTTGTAGACTTTATGGATGAAACAGGTGGTACGGTAGAAGATTATGTTAGATTAAATGCTGACTATTCAACTATTAATGATACCGCGTTGTTAAAAGAATACTATAAGAAAACTAGACCTCACCTTGACGATAGTGAAATATCTTTCTTAATGGAAGATAATTTCTCTTATGACGAGGAAGTAGATGAGGAAAGACATGTGCGAAAACAAAAGTTAGCACAGAAAGAAGAAATTGCAAAAGCCAAAAACTTTTTGGAAGGATTAAAGGATAAGTATTATGAGGAGATCAAGTTGAGACCCACTATATCTAATGATCAACGAAAAGCTGTTGACTTTTTCAATCGTTACAACGAGCGTGAAGAAGTAGCTCAAAAGCAACACAAAGAGTTTGTTGACACTACAAACAACCTTCTCAACGATGATTTCAAAGGTTTTGATTTCAATGTTGGGGAAAAGAAATTTAGATATGGTGTTAAAGACCCGAGTAAAGTTGCGGAATCTCAATCAAATATGAATACCTTTGTTAGGAAGTTCTTAAACAAAAAAGGTGAAGTTACAGATTATAAGGGATACCACAAAGCTATGTACGCCGCGGAAAATGCCGATACTATAGCTCAACATTTTTATGACCAAGGTAAAGCAGATGCCACCAAGAGTATAATGGCGGAATCTAAAAACATTGATCAAAAACCTAGAGCAAATGCTGAAGATGTTTACATTGGAGGTTTAAAAGTAAGAGCAGTTACTGATGGCACTGATCTCACAAAGTTACGTATTAAAAAATCAAAATTTAACAATTAAAATTTAAAAATAAAATGGCAAAACCATATATTCCTTATGCGGCCGATTTGTTGCCTAGTGCAATAAAACAACCGCTGGTGAATAATTATTTATCATTTACGGATGGTAATAATGATTTCGCACAACAATATCTCCCTGAGATATACGAACAAGAGGTAGAGAGATACGGTAATCGTACAATCTCTTCATTCTTGAGAATGGTAGGAGCTGAACTTCCTATGACGTCTGATCAAGTTATTTGGTCAGAGCAAAACAGATTACACGTTTCTAATAATACTGGTGTTACATTAAGTGTAGCAGATGGTGTTGTTACGATGACAAGTACCGATGCTTATAGAGTAAATCAAACAGTAGTTATTACTGATGGTTACAATACAGCAAAAGGTATTATTAGTGTAGTAACTAGCGCAACAGCTATGACTGTAAACCCTTACACGGTTAACACATGGGATCTTGCAGGTTTTACTAATGATCAAGCAGTATCTATATTCGTTTATGGATCTGAATTTGCAAAAGGTACTGACGGTATGGTAGGAGCAATCCAACCAGCTTTCACGCAATTTAACAATTCACCAATTATTATAAAAGATAAGTATCAAATCTCTGGATCTGACGCTTCTCAAATTGGTTGGGTTGAAGTTGCTGCTGAAGATGGTACTTCTGGTTTCCTATGGTACTTAAAAGCTGAAGGTGATACTAGATTGAGATTTGAAGATTACTTGGAAATGGCTGTAGTTGAGGGTGAATTAGCATCCGCAGCTGGTGGAGTTTCTGCTCAAACTGTTACTGCTGCCGCTGGTGGATGGACTGCAACTGTTAACCCTAAGGGTACAGAAGGTATGTTCGCCGCTATACAAGCAAGAGGTAATGTTTATCAAAACTTCGACGCTTCACAAGGTATCGATGATTTCGATCAAGTACTTAAACAATTAGACACACAGGGTTCTATTGAAGAAAACATGCTTTTCGTTAATAGATCTACTGCTTTAAACTTTGATGATATGCTAGGTAGCGTTTCACAAGGTGGATACGGTGGAACTGCTTATGGTGTTTTTGAAAACTCTGAAGAGATGGCACTTAATTTAGGTTTCTCAGGTTTTAGAAGAGGTTCTTATGACTTCTATAAAACTGACTGGAAATACTTAAATGATGCTTCTACTAGAGGGTTAGCAGATAACATCGGTGGTGTTTTAATACCTGCAGGTACATCTAGTGTTTATGACCAAATGCTTGGTACAAACATTAGAAGACCATTTTTACACGTTAGATACAGAGCTTCTGAAGCTGATGACAGACGTATGAAGTCTTGGTTAACTGGATCTGTTGGAGGTGTTTATACATCTAGTCTTGATGCAATGGAAGTTCACTTCCTTTCTGAAAGATGTTTATGTGTACAAGCAGCAAACAACTTTGTATTATTTACTCAAACGCAAGACGTTTAGTATTTAATATTTATATATATAAAGAGATAGGTGCTTCGGCACCTACCCCTTTATTTTTTTAACTATTTAATTATATTATATTATGAAAAAACAAAATGAAGCAGAGGTTTCTGTAAAAGAAATGCCTGTAAAACCTAGAGTATCGAAAAAAGATACTTGGGAATCAAAAGATAGAAATTATCATTTAGTTGGTGGAATATCTCCTTTAACTTATATCTTAGCATCTAAACACACAAAAAGATTTCCTTTATTGTGGTTTGATGTTGAAAAAGGTTATCAACGAGAATTGAGATATGCAACTAACCAACAATCTCCATTCGTGGATGAGCAAGAAGGATCATCAACTTTAGCTCATGTTGTATTTGAGGACGGTATACTTAAAGTACCAAAACAAAAACAAAATTTACAAAAATTACTATCTCTTTATCATCCTGCTATGAACAGGATATATAAAGAATTAAAACCCCAAAAAGTAGCAGAGGATGAATTGGTTGAAATAAAACTTGAAATTGCAGCTGGACAAGCGGCACTTGAAATGGACATTGATCAAGCTGAAGCAATACTTAGAGTTGAAGAGGGTTCTAAAGTAGAAAAAATGAGTTCAAAAGAACTTAAGAGAGATGTTGTATTATTTGCAAAGAAAAATCCTAAATTATTTTTAGAATTAGCAAGTGATGAAAATGTTGAATTAAGAAACTTTGCACTAAAAGCACAAACGGCTGGTATTATTTCTTTATCACAAG